CTTAACATCTGGGTGATTCTCTTTAGCCCACTCTCTCGCCTCTTTAAGCTTGCGGAAAGTATGCCCGATTAATTGTTTACTGTCAAGCGTTACTGAGTAAACCTTATGCTTTTTTACATTCTGGAACTTCATGGCGGGTTTGTGCATAATCTTCACAGGTACTGTTTTCTCTTCACCTTTGATAATCTTGTTCACAAACTTACGAGGGAATACTTTCTTTGCCCCTACCAACTTACCTACAACATGTAGTTCCTCCTTAGGTGCCTTGACCTTCAAAGTAGGTGGCAACTTAGGTTCGATCTCAACACGTAGTTCTTCGATCAAACCATCCAGTTCAATGACACACCGCTCCATATGTGGAGCATCTACTAAAGCACCGTTAAGCTCTTGGATAGTAGACCAGTACCGATACTCTTGCTCCCAGTTCATGGCTTCTGTAAGGTCTACTCCACGTTTTTCTTTGTGGATAGCGAACTCTTTATCCATTTGCCTAGCCACCTGTACGTTGATAGATACGTCATCTAGGCATCGACTAAGCTTAGCTGCATCCATGAAAGACCAATCTTCAATCGGTGGCTTTCTAGACCCTAACCTTGCAGACCAAGGGTCCAATCCGTGAATTCCTTTGTGACCTTTTACAGCGGGTCTATCGTACCATGAAACTTGTGATTCAAGTAGTGTATCACGCACCTCAGGGTATTTATATCGAATCTTGAACTTGGGGAAGAACTTCTTCATTAAGAAGTTATCGTAACCGCACATATTATGACAAATTAGCTGCTTCGCCTTATGTATGAACTGTACCCCTTGTTGTAATGTTCCATCCCTCACTGGTAAGGTAAAGGACTTCCCTTCTTCGTCTACCCCAGACACCCCATCGTATTGAGGGTAATCATGGAATAGAAACCGCTCTCCTGTATCGTAATCTTCAGCTACTACACAGTACATTTTTGTTACATTGTGGAGCAATCCATCAGCTTCAGCATCAAATACCAAAACCCTATCCTTACTACATAGCATCTACTAACCTCCACTCCTTTATTGATCCGGTATTCAGTTTACAGACTTCCCTGTCCGTTGTCAACACTATTTATCTTCGATACAAGCTAGGATGAACTCCCCAGTGTCCTGAGCGATCTCCTTAAGAAGCGCCCATGCACTTGCAACGAGAGTAATAGGCCAACCGAAGCCGTATCTAAGCCGTTGTCTAGCACGCATAGGTGACTCTCTAATCTGGATGATTATAAGTATCGATACAGCTACGTACAACCACAACAAAACTAATGCAACAATCATTCTGACCTCCTATTAATTAACCCCACCCCTCATCCTTACCTGCAAAAGGATCACCTTCCGTCCCAGCTTCACCTTCAGCTATTGTTTGGGGATCTACCCCAAGCTCCAACCTTCCTGTGTCACCGTCATAGTAGATGTACCCACATACTCCTGTACTCTTGCCATGCCTTCGACATTTAGACATCTTAACACGGGTTGTATTACGAATGATAGGGTTCTCATGCACTTTATTACGAGTGAAGATCAGGTTGATCATGCCAGTCTGGAACCAAGCTCCAGTACCTTTGATATCTTCCTCCGCCAGATCGCCACCTTCCGAGTTAGCCGTACCTCCAGAACCATTCTTGCGCACATGATGTACATTAATCCATGCCACTTTATTTCGCTTAACTTTCTTGACAATTTCTGATGCCATTTCATCTTCATCTGTTTCATGCCCACTGAATGCTAATGTTACTGGATCAAGAATGATTATCTTACAATCCAGACCGTGAATCAAGAAGTCAATCTTCTCAAGTAGTTCCTCACCTGAACAAGCACCTTGGTGGTCTAGGAATTGGATACGTTCAGCATCCTCCGCAGCCGTCCCCTTATACTCTTCTGGGCGTAGTTTAACAAGTTCTTGGAAAGCCTTGTACTCTGCTCCAAAGTCTCTGTTATCGTCTGATATCTCGTTCAGCTGGGTACTCATGTGAATAGATAGGAGACCTTCGATAAACTCATCGATAGTTTCCTCTACAGCAATCACACCTACGTTATAGTTGGTTGTTTCCAATGCAGTATAAATCATCTCCTTAACGAATGAGGATTTACCCACAGAAGACGGTGCAATGATGTTTACAATTTCACCTAGTGCATAACCACCAAAGGTCTTATCATTCAAGTCACCGAATGCATCAGGGAACCGAATCAACGGGTCTTTACCACGGTTCTGATATGCACCCCAACCTTCAGACAGACTCATGATACCAGCAGGTGAGTACTTCTCAGCACTGAACAGGGATCGATACAGCATCTTAGCAGCGTTGTTGCGTTGCTTAGTACCAGTACAATCAGTCCACATCTGTGAGGGATCTTTAATACCCTTTGGTAGCTTAACAAGACGTACCTTACCTACTGGTAGGAGTTTACACAAGTCATCTTGGAAGAGTGCCCCTTGCTTGTCCTGATCCGCAATGATGTAGATTTCTTCAAACGAGGAAATGTATTCTAGGTTCGGCTTGACACCTGACACATCTTCACCGGACGGTACTGATACTGTCGGGTAACCACCATCAAACTTAGTTTGTAGTTTGGTCATGTGATAGGTTGCGATAGCATCCTCTTCACCACAAGTAATGATCAGTCGCTTACCACCGGGTTCGAACAAGTGCTGCCCAAACATTTGGATACCTTTCTTGGTGTCTCCAATACCACCAGAGAAGTCTTTAAGGACACCCTCCAGTTCTGGCCTCTTCTTCACCTGATCCATCCAAGCTTCAAACCGTTTACGGTTACGATAACCTACGTGTTTACCCTCACGATAAGTTGGATAGAAGATCTTCTCGATCCTATCTCCAGCCTCATTCATTTCCATCTGGACGCCATAGAACTCGTAAGCCTCTGCTCTCAGTTTACGATCTGGGTTATCCATTGCTGCTAGGTTTTCCTTTACTTCCTCTAGTTTTTCCATCTCTATTGCCATATCGAGTACTCTGCCTCCTTTGTATTCTGCTGCAACCATGTTGCCAATATCGAACTCGGGGAAGGTTGCATTACAACCAGCTGAAAAGCAGCTAAATGAATGGCTGCCATCATTATGTAGATAGTATGATCCAGCATCTGAAGAACCGCAAGAGGGACAAGCACAATGGCCTTGATACTCCCCCGGTTCTTTCTCTCTAAAACGTTTTCTTGCCACTACAACCCCGCCTCCTTCAGATACTGTTCACATTTTTCGGCAAGACGTTGTAATCTAACCGAGCTAGCTGACCATTCCAGACGGTACAACTGCATCCAGACTTTACCTCTGGGTCGTCGGTTTACATGCACCGTGTACCACTTACCATGGTTATCTTTGTAACGCTTCAAATGGAATGCGTCGGTTTTAAAGTAAGTAGACATACTCCCTCCTTAATGCTTATAAAAGTGTAAAGCGGTCTTACTGATGGTATTTAGGAAGTCTTCCTCTGTGCCAGTGTTGTACACATCGAACGTGCTATCTACCACACCATCCTGAATATAATTTCGACTGTCCCCATCAAAGTTGCCCCTACCAAGAATGCGGATAAGCATAACGTTCTCCATACCCAAGCGGGAAATTGTCGGTGGTATTTCGTCATCAAACCCACAACTATCATCAATAGCACACTCAGTGCCAGAAAGTACATCAATGGCAGCAGCGCGAGCTGTACCAAAGTAATCACGCCCGAACGCAGGCTTGCATACAATCTCTGAAACATATATCAAAGCCTCCCTTACTGATAACATTGCACCCTCTGGACCGAAGGTTTCCATCGATAATTCGTGTTCATCGATACCAAGTACAGGGGCTAGTCTGTTAAACTCCTTCACAGATAACATAAACTCCGGTTTAGGGGTTTCCTTAGTCTCACGGCATTCATAGTGGACGAAGAATTCCTCTAGAGTCATCTTGAACAGTACCGAAGTTGCAATGAACAGATGATCTTTACATCGCCTGTCCACCACATTAATACTCTCTTTGATACGATCCACTGCTACGTTCTTACCACAAGCTTTGGGGCCGTTCAGTAGGATAATTTTACTCGCCATAGTCAAGCACCGTAATAGAACCTTCCACGATATACGCGGAGTAGGTGGTGATGATAACCAACTGACCCTCAACCACATCATATCCCTGTACCGCACTGGTATGGATTGACTTACCCTGTTCCAAGTAATTACGTCCTTCCTCACCTTCACAAAGGTCTGGGCTCTCTAAGATACCAAAACATTGATTCTGCACCTTGCTGTATGTTACACTAGACAGGATACCACGTAAAGGTTTACCTTGTACTGTTTCGATCATGTATTAATCCTCCAATGTTATTGCTTTTAATTGAAATTGTCATCCTCACCTTCTTTAAATAACAGTAAACTTCTGTATTTAGCTTTCATCTTAACCAGATCTTCATCTGAAGTGCGCCGATACTTCTCACGGTAGTATACACGAGTCACCCCTACCGCTGCAAGGTGTTTTAAACAATTCCAACAAGGACTGTGTGTAGTGAATGCCCAAGCAGCCATCAGGTTTCTTTCAGCCTGCAAGATAGCATTCATCTCAGCATGGATCTCATTCTCTAATGACCATCCGTGATGTTCAGGACAAGGGCCATCAGGGAAGTGATCACAACAGTTGGGAGTACCTCTAAGAGTCCCGTTAAGGCCCGTAGACACGATTTTATCGTTCATGACTAACACACACCCAACCTTCAGAGAAACGCACTTAGAACGTTGTGAAGCTGTCTCAGCCATGTTCAGGTAATACGTATCGATTCTCATACTAGGACTATCTCTAGCTCTCCGAATTGGAAGTAACCGTGATCGTCTAGATCCTTTGCTGCTTGCCTGATAACGTGGTAACACATACTGAGGTGGGTATCTAGTTTGTGACTGTTATCAACGAAGCACTTGTAAGCTGCGTTCTTGATCAAACAGGGCCTGTCAAAGTCAATTCCTGCTCTCTTAGCCAGAGCGATCTTAGGTAGTACTGTGTCTAGTGCTAGGTCGAGACTTGCCATATTATATTTCATCTTAACGCCCTCTTTGCTTCCCCAAGGTACAGGAATGCTTTGTGGTATTTCTCCATACGTTTCAGATCCTTCCCAGTCACACCCTTCAGTCGAGTGATATCTGAGTTGTGCTGTAGATCTTTACGCTTTACTCGGATAGCATCGTAGTTAAGTACTATCTTTTCAATGTAACGTTCATACGAATCTTCTGGTTCGTGGGTTAGTAGGATCAGAGCATCAATCAACCGTCGATCATAATCCCATGCGATGAAGTAGTTGATATCATAGTTACTATCTTCTATAACATCGTGTAGTACTGCAATAGCTGCCAGAACTGGATCAAACATCAACTGATTCATGAGATGCAGGGGGTGTAGAATATAAGGTTTACCCCCTTTATCGTACTGGTCGGCGTGAACATGGCCTGCTAATGAAATTGCACTGTTCAACTGTTCCCACTTGTTCATCTTCAACTCTCCTGTATTGGTGCTCCGAGCAGGATTCGAACCTGCAACCAACCGCTTAGAAGGCGGATACGCTGTCCAGTTGCGCCACCGGAGCTTTGTTAATTTAGTCAGACCACTCTACTTTGGTGACCGTAACCAGTGAAACTTGTTTCATCAAAGTTTCGTTGTCTTTGGCTACCTGATCATACATTGAAGTATCAATCTCGTGTAGTTGTTCAAAGATCTTTTCATTATCTCCGTCACAAAGAAGGAATTGTTCAACTACTTCGTCAACGTTACGTTCAGTAATAAGGGTGGTAGATACCTGTCCCTCCACCTCTGAATGTTTGCCATCCAACTCGTAGAAGTAGAAGGTAGCACCCGCCAACTCTTCTGCGTACTGTTCAAAGAACCTTGTAGGGATCGGATCATAACCCCAAGAGTTTCTGTAGAGTTACTGTAATACCCCTCGGCAAAAACCTGAAAATATGTGTAGTCGCCGGATGCTAAACTTTCTCGTGTTTGCATTGAAAATCTCCTATTCTGGAATGTTATAACTCTTTACTGAGCCGTCAGGGTAGACCACATAAACTGGTTTACCTATTCGTTTACCATAGTTGATAGTGTACCATGTACCTCCGCTAGTTTCAAAGTTTGTTTTAGGAAACCCGAACAAGATCTGTGACTCGTTTACAATGCCCCTGTTACGGGCAAAGTAGCCCTTAGGTATCCGTTCTTCATCGCCCCCTTCGCGCTTAAAGGCACGGAGTTCATCCTTCTCAGGGGATGGATGGTGATACATAATCCCTCGGCGGAGGCGATATCATGTGAATCAGCATCAGCACCAACACAATCGCCGTGATGGAGGGTGGTTGCGTTGAAGTGGTCAAGACCTCTTGCAAAAGTTTTCTTCTGCTCTTCAGTCATGCCTGTTTCCTGTCATTCCTACGTGCATTAGCTGATCCTCACTGCTGTGATATCACAAGCTTCTACTTCTTCATCCCAGTTAATTTCATCACCGTCGAAATGGAGATCTAAGTCGGAGGTGACATCAAGACTACCTGCTTGCTCCGGTGACTGTCCATGATCGGACATTATGTAGACTTCAGCAGTATCTGGTACGTTTATCAATAGTGCTTTCAGTTCACCAGCATTCATACAGTATCCTCGACAATCTCACACTCTGTTGGGTAGACAATACACCAATAACCATCACCTGCGCAAGGTTCATAGCCTTCTACAGTCAACCCTATAGCTACGTGCTCTCCCTCTTCCCAGTACACTTTCTTTACCTCGAAAGTTTTACCCAGCATCTTCTCTCTAAGTTCACCTACGAAACCACAACCATCAGTAACCTGTACCATTTTACCTAACATATCGTATCCTCTTTTTGTTTGGAGAAGGTGACGGGATTCGAACCCGCGTCCATCAAGATTTGCAATCCAGTGCATAGCCATTCTGCCACACCTTCCATTGTTAAGCGCGGGGAGTGAGGGATTCGAACCCCCTTACAGGTGCGCGACCTGTATTGCACCATGCTTTTATCTCCCCATAATTCTTTTAAAAGTTTTCAATCCAGTACTGACGGACAACCAGTTGAGCAACCTTCTGAAGCTCTCTGTTCAGACGTTTGTAATCATCAGCACCATCCTTCATAGTGATATCATCACTTTCGTTGTCTTCATCGAAGTCGTTGATAGCGTCTTGCATCAGAAGACCCATGATACGTCCGAAGTCCTTCTGTGTCAACTCTTTTTCTTTAGAGATTACAGCATTAAGTCGGGTCTCTGTTAGGTACAGGCTAATGGCGGTGAATGTAAGTTCATCCCCTAGGCTCATAGGTTCCTGTGGCTTAGCCACCTTAGTACCCTTCTCCTTAAACTTGGCATTCTTGTTCTTCAGGATGAAGTGGCTACCATTGGGTAGGTAGATATCAGCAGCCCATGGACGGATCACTGTACCTTCTGATACGTTGTCACCTTCCACCTCATAACCCAGCAGCTGTGGTACTCGTGATTGTAGGTCGTTAGGTACTGCCAGAGCCTTTTCAAGAGAGTCGTAGATACCGATCAGTGGTGCCATGTGGAAGCCTGACCTACCTAGGAGACTATAAGCAGCACTCTGAGGTAGGTAGTGACCATCTACAATAATGTCAAACGCTGCAAACTGAGTCTCAGGGGAGTACTGTACTTCCTTTTGTACTCGCTTAGAGCCTTGTGCAGTCTCACCGTTAAGAATACCGCCGTAAATCTCACCGTATACCGCTATGGTACTAAAATCAGAGTGGTTGTTCAAGTACTCAATCAACTTGTGCATACGTTTATAGAGCGCATTCGAAATCTTAGTATGTGCATAAAAGGTTTCACCAGCTTCCAAAAAGCCTGAACGACGACTGAACTTAATCACACCTTCTTCAGCAGACCAGTGGATACCGAAGTTAGCGCCATGGATCTTCTCAGTAACACCGTACCGGATTTTAGAGTGACCGGCATCGACAGCAGCGTTGATAACCTTTTGCTTACTGGCTTGCTCTAGTGAGTTGTATTTTTGAAAATCCATGTGTTTCTCCTTAACCGAATTCTTTGAAGAGTTTGTTAGCCAATGCACCGTCAAAACAACCCTTGTAGTTCTTATTCATGTGTCCCATGAACGTACCCATTGTCTTTGCGTTGACTTCGTAAAGGATGATATCTTTAATCTCTCCCTCTGTCAACTGCTCTGGGAGGTAACCTTCAAGATACCAGATCTCTGCTCTCACAGCTTCCGTGTACTTAACATCAAGAGTCTCCTTACAGTTGTCTTGGAACTTCTTGACAAGCTTAAGCATATCGAACTTAGCTGCCTGTTTGCCTTTCAGTGCTGTCTCAGCCTCACCTACCAGTGTGGTAAGTAGTGTTGCACGTATTGTATCCTTTGCCTTACGTGCTGTCAAGCGATCAGCTTTAATTCGTTGTAGTAAATCCATTGTTACTTTTCCTCCATTCGTAGGTGATGTTCTTCCATCAATAGTCGATGTTCGTAATATGCATAGTCAATCGTGTATGACTCTACTGGTTTAACACGATATCGGAAGTAAACAGCTTTATAAGGGTTTGCATTACTCAGTTCCCTACGATACATGAAACCGTCTAAAAGCACGGCATTAGACCTATTAGAAGCTTTAATGACATTACCATTAGTGTCTACTTTAACTGAACGGGGGTCATTCCAAACCCTTTTGTACTTACTTGCTGGGATAGGCTTCCTATAAGTCCTCATGTTACCTCCATAAAATGCTTAATGTGCTGGGCGAACGTTAGCCCGTTGATCTTTCCAGTGGACTTATCGTACCCGATCTCTTTGTAGAAGTCCAGAAGTTCGTACTCTTTTTCTTGAAGCTTGTAGAGGAAAGGGCTGTCAGGGTACTTCTTCAGCATCTCCTTATGTACTTCAAGGTCTTCTTCAATCTGGAAGTCATATCGGAAGTTAGGTAGGTGATCGTATGACTTTAAAGTCTTGTGCTTCTTACTGGCTTTATACCCAGCGTTTAAGATCCTACGCTTAAAAGCATCAGCAGAGATCCCCAGAGCGTAACCATTAACCCATACAGGGTATAACGTGTAACGGCTCTCTCCCGGCTTTGAACAGTATACTTTGTATGGATACATATTAAGCTCCTTTATTAAATAGTCCGTCAACTGACAGCTTTAAGACAACAAGTACCGAAGGGATTGTAAACCAAAGAAAATACTCATGACGCCCCTTCGCTAGATCAACCCCGAAATAAAGCATGGTGATACATCCGCAAATTATACATAAGGAATAAAGTAATGCAAGCAATTTCAAGGACACCATAACCTTTCTCCCATAAAAATAGGGGAACCCGAAGGCTCCCCATTCAAGTTTAGAACTCTATGTCACATACTCCACCAGAACAAGCTGCTGCTGCAAGTGTGTCGATATCTACAAAATCTTTCTGAGGTAGATCCCTTGCCCAATCAATGTGCTGATAGTTCAAGTTGATCCGTTCCCATAAGTGGATATTATACACATCTTTCAGACAATTGGAAGCTATAAGTTCATCCTCTGCCAAGTAACTACTGGCATACTTCCTGAACCGTCTAACCCAATCACGCTTTAGTAGATCCTTGTGGTCATCTTCACTCAGTACTTCACCGTTACCGGCTGCTGTATCACATGCTAGCCAGAGGTTATCATTAAAGGCTGCAAGAGCATCAACAATTAGTCCAGATGCGAACATAGCACATGTACCATACTCAGTCAAGACATCTTCGGACTCCTTAACCTCAGTGAATGGTGATTGGACATAAGCCTTGTCACCACTAGCAGCCATGAACGAGATACCAGCGAACACATGGCGGTTAGCCCACACGTAATCTTCAACTTCATCCCAATCATCAACAGAGATTGTATTGGAGATGTTATGCCTTAGTCGTGGATCAGTACACAGACTTTCATCTGTACCATACTCTACCCAGTTCTCTTGTGCAAGCTTAACCAGTTCCAATTGCTTGACACCTAACAGGTCAGCCTTATACAAACTACCTTCAGGCGTTGTAACAGGGAAGGCAATAGCAACGCTTTGAGAAGTCCACAAAGAACCTTCAACCATGTGCGGGTTGGTTCTCTTAAGCAACTTAGCTACAGCAGCCTCTGTATCCATCTGTACGTAACGTAAGTACTTAGCCGAGTGCTCACTATGGATTCCACTAGCAGTCCTTAGAAGTACACTGGCGTTACCTGACGGCTTAGCACAAGTGGTACGAGCAGCAGGGTTAATCCCGATGATCTTGGCTACCTTCTTATTAATCTGTAGAACCTTC